AGTTAGATGGAATAATAGAATGGCTATAAAAACAATGGTTAATGGAGAATTAGTACGGATAAGACCTAGAAGAAATATGTCTGATCAGTATATGGAGTATGATGGCAAACATATGAAATACGCGTTAGTTAGTGAAGAAATGTTTGAAAAAGCATCCAAACGATTCACGATAGATCGATCTAAAGCTTCTACGAAATTAGCTAACCCTTTAGCCGGATTACTATATTGTAAGAAATGTGGTACATTGATGCGTCGTACGACACATAATAACAGTAAATATAACACTCAAGATAGATACCAGCATAAATATACAAAACTATGCAAGGTTAAATCAGCGTCTATACCAGATGTTTTAAATGCTGTAGCTCATGGTTTAAAACTGTATATAGAAGATTTTGAGATGCAAATGAACGATCTACCATCTGTAAACGAGAATAATATAGCTAAACAAATATCCATTTTGAATGCCGAATTAGCAAAAACACAAAAGCGATTATCGAAGTTATTTGAAGCCTGGGAAGACGGACACATATCTAATAACGAGTTCGTTGATAGGAAAGCTGTAAATAATGAAAAGATTGAAAATATCAAACAACAAATAGAGGAATTAGAAAACACAATACCTGAGAAAGAAGAGCTTGCAACTAAAACAATATTGTTATCGGATGCTTTAAATGCTCTTACGGACGATTCCGTAGAGGCTAAGGATAAAAACATCTATCTCAAACAAATAATTGATAGAATCGAATTTAGTAGGGAAAACGAAAAAGAATTCATACTCGACATAACACTTAAATAGTCGGGTTTATATTTTACCCTTCATAGGTATCATGTTGGCGATGTACTTACACCACCACAATGATACACATTAAAACAAAGGAGAGAATAAGCATGAGAATCGTATGGCAGGACACTAATCCTAAAGTAAAGAAACCTAAAGAAAATACAAAATCAGCGTAAAAAGAAAAGGGTATGTCAAAGCGACGTACCCTCTTTTTGTGTTTTCTTTTTATGTTTATTCTTATTTTGTTGTTCAATAAGTAATTCTAGATATGGACTTCGCCCACTCTTAGTATCATCGATATGCATTTTCTCGACTTCATGCCATTTAGCTTCGCGAGCGCCATTTCCACCATTAGCAGCGTAGGCTTTAAATACACCTTCGAATGTGTTACGTTGATCAGTGGTTACATATCCTTGTAAACAGAACTCTTCGAACCATCGATCAATCATATAACCAAGAATTTCTTTCATTCCTAGATTAGTCGCTTTACGTTCTTTTCTTTCTTCCTTAAGTAACCATACGACATATCCTAAAAGTATTGGTAAAGCGATATCTATTATATGTATTATATACTCGCCCATAACCAGTCCCCTTACTTCAGCTTAAATTTCTCTATTTGTTTAGTAAATGCTTGATGACAACCAGTTGAAGCTAGCCCCATTAAAGCACCATAAACTACTGTCTCTACAGACAGACCACTAACTAATATGTTAACGATAGCCCCAACTACTGCTAATATAACAGGAATATCGTCATTCTTTATTTTCTTACAAAAAGAAGCATGTTTAATGATATAACCAACCACTAAACACGCCACAAATACTACTAATACAAAGTATTCAGTTAATATATTTAAATCCATTTTGAATCCTCCTTATTCTATTTTTTTATTTTGTACGTTTCCAAACGAATTTATTACAAGCAGAATCTAACATCAGAGTATGTGGTATTACTACAGAAATAGTTCCATTAAATTCTATTCCAGAAGCTAATCCTGAAGTATTAGTTGAAGCTGGTAGTGTATCGTACGTCACCATTGCCCCTGTAGTATTTATTTGACAAAATGATATAGCTTCACCACCATCACTCCACGACACAAATTTTAATGTTCTAGCTAAAGCACTAACACCTAACGTAGCTAAAACCCACGAACCAACCTCTATCGTGCTATCTGTAGTAGCGACATTAGTAACCCATCTATTTTCCAATGTTATTGTGTGTCCAGCTCTAGACCATTTAAAATAGCCTGCTGACACATTGGTTGAGCTAACCGTAAAACCACCGTCTTGATATACAGGTGTGAATTCTTTATCTATCAATTCCCAAGTACCAGGCATACCAAGCGTACTTGGATTCGTATTTGATATTGTGGTGTAACAAGTTCCTACTGGATATAAATCGCTTGTGTAAACTAACGATTTCCAATCTGTAACGTCTACCGAACTACCACATTTTCTCCATACTTTTCCACTAGGTTGAGAGTAGAATAATACAGAAAAGTCGCCAGGATTACTTGTTCCTATTTTATATACGAAACCATAATCGTAAGGCATAAATTCAGTAATTGTTGTAAGATCTTTGTTATACCAATATGTTCCGTTTGGTAAACTATTCCAATATGAACGATCACCAGCGCCTGATGGTAAATTTTTAACGTTGCTATTAATCCAACCAGAAATATCATTAGCGGATATATTACCAGTGATAGCTACCGAACCGTCTATTTGTACTGGAACATTAAATTGAAAATCTTCATCACTCCAATCGTATATAGGCGTAGTTTGGATACTGAATGATTTAGCAGGTAGATTTTCTAATAAATCAGAAGCTTGAACTTCAAATACATATGTTGATTTATAATCAAGATCTGTTATAGGAATATCTATATTGTAAGTATTACCGCTTAACGTCGGTTCTACAGTTATCCAATCGCCAAAATCAGTTCCTTCTACAGTCATTCTATATTGTAACGTTAAAGTATTATCTGATACTCCAAAACTGTTATTAAAATAGTTACCATTAATATTTAATGTCATATTTCCATCAGCTGTAGGATTACTAGGTTTTGTATTACAAGTTAATTTTACATATTCTACCCATTTATTTTCTGTAGCTAAATTTATGGTTTTGGTAGCAGTATTACCTCTACTATCTTTTATATAACAAGTAAACGAACTATTAGTGACTGCGTTATAAGTAGCACTACCTGTTATTTTAGGAGTACTACCACCATTCGAAATAGTCTGAGTGGCAATAGTAGCGTTCTTATATGTGACAGCTCCAGTTGTTATACTGGCATTTGAATAAAATTTAACTAATTTACTTTCATCTCCAGTTAATGCTATAGTCGTTTCATTAGTATCTTTTATAGTAGGTGATAATGTTGGGTTAGCATTTACTATGGTTAATGTTTTTAACACAGAGCTAAATGGTGCTACTGATTCGCCATTGATTGTAGTTTTTATTACAAATGACACAGTGAGAGTATTGGTTGTAGCAGCTGCTCTTAATGTGTTTCTTTCAGTTTCAGTTAAGTTAAATGTATAACTCGTACCTGTCTTAGAAATTTCTCTATAAGGGACGTAAATCGTAGTCCCATCAGATTTACATATACAAGCTTCTAATTTGTCTACAGCGCTACCAGCTGGGTTTTTATACGTGATTGTAGGATTTCCTTCGTCTGTAAAATTAGGAGCTGTTAATATAGTGGCTTGTCTTGCTATCGTATCTAAAACAGCTGTACCGCTACCGCTAGATGTCACTCCCGATAAAGATGTTCCACTAGGTCCACTTACACTACCAGAAATTGTTATACTACAAGAACCATCATCATTATGAGCAACCGTGTCTGTATAAGTAGCTAATAATACATATGAATCATCAATAGTTTTTGAAGAAGAAAGCGAACTAAATGAATGTTGTGAATTACTTCCTACTTTAACTTTTCCACCCCATTGTTTACCAGTTGTTCCACCAGTACCAGTTTTAGCGTAAAGTTTAGTGGTAACTGTTGATGTATTCGCTGTGCTTCCGTTCGAAGATGAAGACCATACAATTCTACCAGTTAATGATTTCCAACTAGCGTTACCAGTTCCTGTTGGAAACGTTATTGTTCCACTAGCCATTATTCATTACCTCCTACCCAGAAGCATCCTGTACGCTTCTTACCATTTTTTGTATAATCTTCAAAACGACTTGTTTCACCAATGATCAAATAGGTTTTAGCGTGTAAATTATATGCTGTAACTCCATCACTATTCGCATCTAACACTTCTAAATCATCTCTGACTATATTCATACCGTCCTCATCAACAGTCGTCGCTAATCCAGTACCTGATTTAGAAATAGTTAAACCATCTTCATTAAAAGTGTATCCAGTAGATGTTGTGACACTATTTACACCATTGGTATTTACTTCTGTCTGAATGATTATTGACACGTCTTCAGCTGTAATTTTTGTTTCAACAGCATTAGTCAAAGTCGTTATTTCAGATTGTAAAGTTTCTATAGTTTCATTGTTAGTTTGTTGAGTGGTTTTTATTTCACTAACAGATGCTTCAATACCATCTGCTTTTATATCTAAACTACTTATTTGGTTATTAGTCTCAGTAATACTAATACCCATATCATCAATCGTCTCTTTGATTGTAGTCTCGTCTTCAGCACTAAATTTAATTTCGTCTGAAATAATTTCTAAATGATATTCCCCATTTTCATCGAGATAATATTTGATATATTGTTCACTATCTCCAATACAAATCTGACCGTCACTATGTATATGAACCCCTTGCGTTGTATTATCCATAGATTCTTTTACACCAGAATATAACGAATCACTCGAAATGTGAAAACCACCAATAGTAGCTCCAAATGCTACAAGATCAGTAACATTTATTTTATCAGCTGTTATAGTCTTAGCTGTAATAACTGTACCACTTAAACTATTATATTCAGTTTGTTCAGTTTCTACAGTTTCACCATTAGTATTGAGTTTATAATATAAACCGTCATCACCTAAAATAACTAATTTGTCGGCTACAACAGTACCTCCCTCAATCAAGTCCCCTTTGATAGTTACCCCAGCTAACACCCCTGTGACATGACCATCTTTGATTACTACGTTCTCGATAACACCTGAGTTAGCAAAGAATTCACCCATAGTAGCTACATCAATATTTGAGAAATCAATGTTAGCATATTTTAAATTAGCTTCTTCAGCTGAAAGTTTTTCAGTTTCTAATTTAGTAATATTAGCTTCATTAGCTGTAATCTTTTTAGAATATGTTTCTTCAAATGCCGCATAGTTAGATTGTAAATCATTGAAATCTCCCTCAATAGCTGTTATAGAATCGGTAGTAACAGATTTAAAATCAGCTATATCAGAACGAATTGTTTCGAACTCGCCTTCATGTGCTGTAAGTTTATTATTAATCTCAACATTATCAGCCTCGATTTGGTCTATTTTCGCTACTTTACCTTCAATAGTTTCTATATTAGCATTGATAACATTCACTTCGTCAGTGACTAATTTATTTATTTTGGCTATCTCAGCTTCTAATTGTTGAGTGTTAATTTTATCAGCTATGATAATCTCAAACTCGGATATTTTATTACCAATTTCGACCACGTCTTTATTACTAGCAGCTGGAGTTGTTAAATCACCAGTTACAATAGCTGTATGATTTTTAATTGTAACCATTACTCTATCACCATCATTTACTACAGCAGTGGAAGTGATAGGTGTTAGTAATTCTGAACCATCTAGCTGAACATAATCAACACCGTTTATAGTCTTTATATGACCGTAAGCAGATGATTCTTTATTAGTTTGCTTATTATCGTTTGTGGTTTTAGCAAACTGTGATAATATATCATTAGATAAAGCCATTTTCTATCACCTCCATAATTTTGTAGTAAAGACAGCTTTTTCTGTAACTTCACATCCTGGTTTACATGATATACTTTGGCTGACTACTTTAGCCTTTACATCTTTTAAACCAGCTTTCGAATAATTTAATCGTACACAATCACCTAAACGCACAGGACAATATCCATGCGTATAAGTTACTGAATATTCTAATGTCGATAAACTACGAAGTAGATTATTAGCATATTCTTGTATTTGCATTTCCGTAGGTCTACCGACTAATCCAGGATTAGTATCTCTATATGTAATTTCACGACCCCTGTTAACTGTAGATATAGGACTGTTTGGGTCATCGTTTATAACTTTCGCGTAATAGTAATCTGTTCCGCTAGAATATATAACTTCCACCACATTGGGAACCCCATATAAATCATGTTCCATATCAATGTTTGGATATAAGATTGAGCTATTATCGTCATTATAAGTATGAACAGGTTGTAATGAAGCTAAGTCTTGTTTTGGTGAAAATAAGATACGACCCATTTCGTCCAACGCATATTCATATTTAGCGTTTGCTATTAAATCTGAATTATACGATAACCAATGGTCGCTATCGTTAGCTACAAAATCGCCAGTAAGAACTTCAGAACACTCAGCTTTGACTACTGGCGCTCTGACGTTCTCTCTAGTGATTAAATATGCATTCTCCATGATATTCGAATCTTTTAAAATAGAATATCCAATTGGCGGTTGTTTCTCTTTTAATTCTATTAATGGCGTATATACGTCCATAGATGAATTTTGTTTTTTACCATTAAAACTAGAGGAAGGAGTTTGGACTAAGAATGTACCCAATGGATGTTTCTCTTTTACTCCATTTTGAATTGTTACAAGATAAACTCTTATGTAACTTTCACCAACAGTTTCTGTAACATCAATTGTAGCCGAACCTAATGTTTCAGCAGTTGCATCTCTGTTAATAGTACAAGATGTAACATTCTTAAGTTCTTTTAAATCTTTCCAAGTATTCGGATCGACTATATAATATTCATAAGTTTGTTGCATCGATTCAGTCCAATCGACCATATTAGATTCCTCCTTCCACTCTTGTTATTGTAAACGATATAGGTATTGTAACTTCGTTGTGTGTTTGATTATAAGATACTGATATATTAGCCCAATACCCACTACCGGACGGTTCTCTGACATACACATCTCCTGTCCACACAGCTAATCTACGAATAGCATATAAAGTCTCTTTATCATCTTTAGGAATCTCAACATTCCACGTTGATGAAGTACCTAATTGTGTACCATAATATGCCACTGGATATTTACGTCCAATGTATGATATTAATTCAACATCAACGTTGTGACTGTCTGAAACATCTATGTTGTATGGTAGAGTTAACATTGAACCAGACCAAGCTGGTTTTTCCACATCATATTCATCTGAAGATTCGAATGTCGACCAATCCTCATTCCATTGAATAATTACAGCTTTTCCACCAACTTCTACTCCTGCTAAATCATGATAGCTAATAGCTCCAGTAGATATAGTTTTACCTACAAGTCTATATCGAGCATAATCTAACGCTGGATGAGGATCACTAACTGTAACGCTATTTGTATTTGGAATATTCTTAGCTATTTCTTTAAATGAACCATCAAATTCTCTTCTATATACCGATAGAGTAATATCTTCTATTAATTCTCCGTTTTCGTCTTCACAAAAAGGTGTAATTAAAGCAGTTAATGTTTCTTGATTAATTACTACATTAGCGTTAATATTATATGGAATATCGTCCCAATCGGCTTTAATATTATGAGAAGTTTCAGCAGTTAAACCCGAATTCATTGTGACTAAACATGTTATAGTATATTCTATATCAGCTTCAATATTAATATTGTCAGCTGACATTTCAACTATTAATGCATTCATTGTATCAAAATGTTTAGAATATATATCGTCGCCTTTGTTAACCATTTTGACTAAACCTGTATCATCTATAGTTTCATAATATTCATTAGCTGTAACTCTTAATTGGTAACTAATAGGTGATTGAGTACTAGGACCGGCTAAAGCATAAATATAGAATGGGAAAGCTGTCAAAGTATCTATCATCTCTCCAGCACCACTTGGTAAAGTAGAAACCGCTAATTCTAATGTAGGTTTAGCATAAATGTCTACTATTCTAGGTATAGACCATTCACCGTATACTTTAGTTACGCCAGCTGTTCTGACTTGCCATTTTATTTTAGTGCCTTCAGGATAAGCTGATGTATCAAGAGAATAAACTTTGGTTTTGTCTTTATCTTCATCACTACTTGTATTTTCGATAGTAATATCAGGAACTTGTTGAACATCGTCTATAAATAATCTTAATTCAGCAAATGTTTCGCTTGACCCATCCTCTGAGTTATGTACCCAATATAAATTTAATGGTTCGCCTACAACAGCCATAGTAGTCGAAGACCATGTGGTAGGGGCTACTGGCGTAGTGCCTAATACTACAGATTTAATATCAGTCCATTCAGAATCACCATGATAATTTACCGCTCTAACTCTGAAGAAATATTCATTGCCTAAAGCTAAAGACATGATTTCATGATGATTAAACGTAATGCCAGTTATAGTACTAGTTTGATCAGTTCCGTCGAAATAATCCTTGTTTGTAGTGTACTCAATATCATATGAATCAGCATTGGTTACAGCTGACCATTCTAAATATGCAGATACTTCATTACTACTATACGTTTTAGCTTTACATTGAGTTATTTCAGCTGGTGCTAAAGGTTTTGTGCCTACGGAACTTGAGAAAGCTGACCATCCGCTTACTTTAGTACCATTTTTACCACGAGCGCGAACTTTGTATTCTGATCCAGCTTCTACAGTATGAGAATATGATACATAATTAGACACCGTATTAATTACTGCGGCATATGAACCTAAGCTAGAAGTATTATTCTTAATTATTTCGAATTCTACAGAGTTACCATTTAACGCTTCAGCATTAATGTTTTCTATTGAAGCTGTTAATATTAAATCGTCTATTTCTACATTTGGCGTTTCTGGCACATATGGAGGATTGTCACTAAAATCATATACTTTCTCAGATGACCAGATGTCGTCCCAACGTTTATTTCCAGAACTAGTTGTTTCTGATAAAGCGGCTACTCTAACTTTAACTTTAGTAGCATTTGATGGGGCGCTATACGTGCTTGTGCAATAAGCGCTTGCATATGATTCAGTTTCAGATTCGTTATCTATAAACCATATGTTATCAGCAAAATATGACCATCTTACTTTAAAGTTTTTAAGATACGTTTTAGAGAAGGACCATGTTAAATACATAGCCCTCCCTGTAGTATCTTCAGATTGTAAACCGAACGCTGTTATTTCTGGCACATTTTGTTTTGTAGAAGTAGAGGTTTTAGCAGTCACACTTCCAGACAATTTTAATGTTTGTCCTACGTATATTAAATTTTTGTTTTTTATATCGTTTAAAGCAACTAATGTATTAATTTTAGCACTAACCGTACTACCAGTAATACTAGCAGCAACGTTTTTACCACAACTACCATTAGCTATTTTTGTAAGGTTGTCACCTCTTTTAACTTTATAAGTCGTTAATGCCAAGTCTTATATCCTCCTTTCTACTTTAGCAGCCCTGATTAAATCTCTTACTGCATTTGTGATGTTACTTCCATCGTCGTATGTTATACCATTAACATTATATGTAGTGCCTCCGATATTGCCTAAGTCTTTACGAAGACTGTTAATAGCTGATATAACATCGTCATTAACTCCATTTTGAAGTCTACTATTAACGCCTCGGCTAATAGCATTTAAGTTAGCTCCTACGCTAACATTATTAAACATCCCACCTATAGAACCAGCTCCAGTTTCAACATCACTAAGATCTAGTACTGGTCTTATAACTGGTTGAGTATCCATGTCACTATTTATCATATCTGTGATTTTACTAATAGCTCCACTAATGCCTTTTCTAGCGTAATCACCCATAGCACTTCCAGCATCAAATATACTACGAGTACTATCGGATAATGCATTTATAAAACCTTCTCCTGTGAAAGAACCTATTTTATAGAATACTTTTGAAGGAGAATTAATACCTAAAGCTTTCTCGGCTGCTGTTTTAGCAGCAATCGCCATAGCTCTAGCTTTAGATGTTACTTTATATGTATTAGCAGTAATACCATTAGCAAAACCATCTACTAAATAAGAACCTATATCATAGAATGATTCTTTGTATTCTTTAATAGCGGATTCACATTTAGACACAGCGTCTGATATTTTCTTCAATGCATCTTTGATAGCAGTTTCTTTTGAATTTATACCTTCTTCCAATTTTTTAATCAAATCAGATCCGGCTTCTTTTAACTTAGGACCAGCTTCTTTGAATTCGTCAGCTATAGCTTTAACATTTGTTTCACTTAACTTTTTCATTGCTTTAGTGAATCCTTTTACTGTTTTCTCAGATATATTTTTCATATCTTTTACAGCTTTAACAAATTCAGAAATAGCTTTACCAGCAGCTATTATATTACTTGCATTGATTGTAGCAGTGACCGTATTAATTGATGTGATAGCGTCGTTAGCAACTTGAATTGTTTCGGACTTAACGCCACTTATATCATTAAAATATGTTTTTAATTTTCCACCGAACGTAATTAAATTTTCACCGAATTTAATTATTTTGTCTGTTTTCTTAGGTGTAGTTTCAGCCATTTCTGCTAATGTTTTAGCAGCGGTAGCACCAGCTGTAACTTGTTCTGGGTTAACTCCGACTACAGCATCTGAAAAGCCTTTTATTCCTTCACCTAATGGTTTAAGATTCGAAGCAAATGTAGAAACTGATGAATCACCAGAGAACCAAGCTTTTATTCCGCCTTCATTAGGTATAATAGAGGTCATTTCAGCTAGCGCTTTAGCTGCATTAGCTGCTGCTGTTATATTCTCAGGTATTATTTCTGAAGTTTCTATTGAAAAATCTTTCAATCCAGTACCAAGAGATTTTAGATTAGAAGCAAACGATGCTACACTATTATC